GAGTTCACTGTCCCTCGTTATTGCCCGCCATGATAGCTTGCGGGGTGGTTTGTGGCAAGCCTGCGTCGGGGGAGTTATCCGCGCCTACTTGCCTGGGTGATAGGTGGGAATGCAGAAACCACCGGCTCTAAACCCCTTGCCGCCCGTTTTGCCTACGGGTCAAGGCAACCTTACGCCGCGATGAAGAACGCCACGCCGATCAGCATGTAGGCGAATGACGCCCAGCGCAATCGGTTCATGTTGCGACGTGCGCGCGCCATTGTGGCTAGTGCCTCGGATAGCGACTGCCCAGTTGCGTCGATAGCGGCCTGCGTCTGGTCGAGATGGTCCGCCAGCATGTTGCATGTGGCGGGCGATAGCGTGACGTTGACGCCGGATGCGGCCCATACGCGAAGTCGCTGGGATGGTGATAGGTCAGTCATAATCGCCGCCCTCCTGCGCTATGAGGGCTTCAAGGATGGCGAGTAGCCATGCGCGGGCGAGGTTGTCGCGTGACCTTCCACTGGCGCGACCATCATCAAAATTGTGCCAGCGCTCACCATCTTTGTCATGCGTCCCCCAAATGCGCACAACGCACTCTCCGTTAAGCCCAGGCCACATAGTAACCCGTTCAATCGCCCACCCCGGCAACACCGCGTCATGCAGCGCCTTGGCGGCGTCTAGGCTTCCACCGTAAGCCGCGCGCGCATCGTTCGGCATGACGGTGTAACGCATGTCCTGCATGGGAACCTCCAGCGCGGCTCGGAAATCTCGCGGTTGCGGTTGATCCCCCACCCTCACCTTGTCGCGCAGTTCGATCAGTGCTTGCTTGCGATCAGTCATTGCACCAGCCTCCAATCCCCGCGCGGGTCTGCATCCTTGACCCCACGCAAGCGGTGCAGCCATCCCTTCGTCTGACACGCCCGCCGGACGTGGTGATACGTCACCGGAAAATGCGCCTCAATGCTATCGGCAATGTCGTTGACCGTGCAATCCCATCCGCGCGCCTCGGCGTGGTTCCAGATGAGATAGGCCAGTGTTTCGGTGCGGGGGTTAGTCATTGTCCAGCGCCTCCATGCGGATGCTGTCGCAGTCGGGATCACCATCTACAAGATCAATAGTGCCGATTTCTCCCATCTCCAGCCCCTTCCTCCAACACAGTGCCACAGTCTCACGCTTGGGTTCCTGGCGGACGCGGTAGGCGAAATCCCTGTCCCAAAGGCAATCATCGTCGCACCCGCCCCACCCGGTCCATTCTCCGGTTATGTATGACGTTGCGTTCCACTCAATCACCTTCCCCTCATGGTGTGCCAACAACAGCGCTCCCTTTTCAGCGTCTGTCATTTCACCCCATGTCTTGAGGTCATCCGTGTGGGGTAGATCGCCATTGAACCTGTCGGCCAGTTCCTGCGCTTCTTCTCGCGTGTCGAAATATGTGCCGCCTTCGCCCATCATGTTTTGGTGTAACGTCATGTCGTGGCGCAAGTAACGTGAACTGTCGTCCACCACAACAAACCACTTACCTTTTAAGCTGTCTGATACAGCTGGCTTAACAATTGCTTTCGGTTTGGTCATCTTTCCATCCTCTCTTGCGGTCTATGGCTGTCTAGCCTATCCTGACCTTGGTTTGTGCAGAACTACTGTGCCTGCTATCCTCGGCACGGTCAAGCGCCTCGGTTCATTCCGGGGCGCTTTTTTTGACTATGACGACGCCGTAAACGCACACATCGGCTTGGCAAACTGCGGCGGCAAATCCACCCGCACAACCCGGCCTTGTTTCTCCAATTCATTCAGCCAATCGCGGGCCGAATGTCGCGTCACGCCAAACCGAACTGCTACCTGATTGATGGTCATCTGCCTGCCTTTCAACATATCAGCGATGATTTCCAGACGTTGCGCGCGGCGCTTCACACGGCACGATATCTTTGGCTCAGGCCTGGGTTCGGGTTGCGTGGTTAGTCGCCATTTCTTGTTGTCGCTGGTGATTTTTCCAGCCAGCCGCAGCGCCTTTAGGTCGTTGCCTAGATTGCTGTCAGATATGCCGGTGGCGTCCCGAATGTCCGAAAATACAAGCCCAGGCGTTGCATCAAGCGTGTCAATTATTTTCGCGCGTCGCTGGTCGCGTGTTTCGTTTTGCCTGCCCTCGGATCTCGCTTTGCGGCGCATAGCATCGCCGACTGCCGCCTCGTGATGCACCGCATCTGATGGCCATGCAGCGAACGGCACGGATGCGGCGGCGCGGATGGCGGTCATGGCATTACGAATGCGCAACTGCGTATATATTGCAGTCAGGCATGGCTTGTGCATCACTTGGTTCATTACTTCACTCCTAGAAATCGCGCTACGCCGTGCACGAGGCGGATATCGCACCCGTGCAGTTCCTCGATAACGGCCCGCCGCAGCGGATCGTTTGTTGTGTCGTCTGGCTCTTGGCAACGCATCATCACATCGTCTGACATCATGCGAAAATCAGCGTCTACCTTCCGCAGGTGTTCTGCCCGCTGGTAGGCGTTCAACATCGACGTGTGGTCGCGGTCAAAATAACGACCAATTGACGGGAAGCTGTGATTTGTCATGTGACGGGCCACCCAGACCGCCGCAAATCGTGCGTGGGCGCATTGCTCCACCCTTCCGGGGCCACGGATAGCCGACAGGGTGATACCCCATTCCTGCGCGGCTATCGTGGCTATGTGGGATAGGGTTATCATCATTCAGCCGCGAACAAATCTGATCCGTGTTGCTCGGCATCTTGAAGGTTCAAGTTTGCCTGCTCGGCATATTCGCGCTTGAGTTCAAATCCGATGTATTTCCGGCGCGCTTTGACAGCCTCGTAACCCGTCGATCCAATGCCGTTGAATGGGTCTAAAACAACATCGCTTGGGCGAGTGTAGAGACGCAGACATTTGCGGATCACGTCAAGTTGTAGGGGGCATACGTGCTTTTCGTCATTGGCACCCTTTGCCTTACGGAAATTTCGCAGGACGTTGCCTTGCTGAATATCCATCCAGACAGGGCTGGCAAGTCGCTGCCATTCCATCACGTCAAATTCCGCCTCTTGCATCAATTCCGCCAAGAGTTGATCGTCAGGCACTTTTGCGCATAGCCCTTGGCGGCGCAAATCTTCAAGCCAATAGCGTGCAACCTGCAATGATGTTTTTTCATCGCCCGGCGCGGCATGTTGGATTGGCCTGTCATTCGGTGCGTCCTTGCGGAAAAACAGCATATAGTCAGGCATCCCGACGCGGTTCATGGCGCTGTCTTTGCGGATCTGCTTGTAAAGCAAACCAACTGCTTTCGTGCGCTGCATCTCGACTACCGGGTCTTTCCAGATCGTCGCGCGGCCATGATACACCAGACCCGCTTCCGTGTGTGCACGCACCAGATCACCTGAGAAGTCTTGCAGACCTATTGCGCCATGCTTGCCCTTGCGCATTGGCAAGTCTGTGCAGTGGACACAAGCGATACGCCCTGGACGCATCACGCGCGTCAACGCCTCGGCAAAATACTTGTATTGATCCATAAACGCCGCGCCTTCGCCCGCGTTGCCAAGGTCACGCTCGCTGTCGCTGTAAACGAACAAATCCCCAAACGGCACTGACGTGATCATGCAGTCAACGCTGTTTTCAGGCATTGCCCACATACCTTCTACGCAATCCGTCTCTGCGTGGATTGCCCACCCATCGCCTTGATACTCAGGTTGCTTCATTCGCTCATCTCCTTGATCCATGCAGGGAACGCCAATTCTAGCGGCCTGTCGTATTTGATGCGTGTCTCTGATCCGCTTTGCGCGCGCATCATTGCGTCGGCCATCCGGCGTTTCATCTCGGCATGTTTTTCTGCCTTGCCGTGAATGGTCTGCCAGATAGCTTCTTCTGTGTCGGCAATCACTATGTCGTTGCGCACTTGCCCGGTCTGACCAAAGCGATATGACCGCCTGACAGCCTGATAATGCTGTTCGTATGAAAAGCTGATCGATGCGAATACGGCGTGTGCGCAATGCTGCCAGTTCAATCCGAAGCCCGCCAGCTTTGGCTTAGTGACCATCACGCGAAAGTCACCATCCGCAAACCCTAGCAACAATTCTTCTTTCTGCTCAGGCTTCATGTTTCCGCGCACTTCTTTTGCGCCCGGTATCAATTCCGAAAGCAACGCGCTTTCCTCGTTGCTTTCGCACCACACCGTGACGGGCATATCATGCGTTGCCAGTTCAGCCGCCATCTCACACCGCGCGCGCATCGTCAGTCGCTTTTCTGCATGGAAGCTGGTAGCGCTCAGTTCAGGGATGCGAAACAGCATACCTTGCGTATCTTCCTGCCGGTCAGCCTCAACCCGATGAACGCGGCGGTCAATCTCAGGCAAGATGTATCCCGTATCATCGCCGCCAAGATCGCTTGGAAGCGTAGCGCACCGCGACCACGACGCCACCCAAGACCAGAACGGCTCAACCGCGTGACCTTTCAGCCGCCAGTCTTGGCTTGCCGTGCTGGTATCGTTAATGAACCACTTGGATAGCATTTCCTGCTGACGCATGACGCCAAGAAATTCTGCATGATTGCCCAACTCCATGTGATCGTTAGGGCTAGGCGTTGCGGTTGCAGCTAGCTTGTAATGGCAATCCTTGAACGCATCCATAAGCATGTTACGAGTGCGACCGGCAAACGATTTCAAGATGCTGCTTTCGTCCAGAACAACGCCACCAAAAAAAGACGCATCCAAACTTGGCAAACGCTCGTAATTTGCCACATTGACGCCATGCACAACATCATCCGCGTTCCTGATCTGCGTTGCATCAATGCCGAATTTCACGCCTTCGCGGATCATCTGCGCGGCTACGGCAAGAGGCGTAAGGATCAACACAGGATTTCCAGTGTGTTCAAACACCTGCCTCGCCCACTCCAATTCGCACAGGCTCTTTCCTAGACCTGTATCGAGAAACAACGCAGATCTGGCA